TGAGTTCCATCAGTTGGACCACTCCAGAATCCGGCACCACCATTTCTGTATGCCCATTCACCAGTTCGTGAAGGCACATATCTGCCTTGAGTAGCTCCAGATTCAAGGTATGGCGCACTATTTCTCAATGAGAATGTCAATAATGACCCGTCAACACCACCACCTAAACCAGAACCATATGGAGTAACATTTGAACCAGAATCACTAAAAGGACCACCAGTAAAGTCAGCATTAGGATTGCCAACTGGATTTTCTGTAATCAAATGGCAGTGAGTTCTTGTCTGATTTCCCGGAGCAATGCTCAAATAATTATTAATCTGAAAATTCGATGGTTGTGTATCAAATACACCAGCATGTATTCTGTTTGTAAATCCTGAAAGCGGTGGTTCCACTCTAAATAAATTTGCTCCAGTAAGAGCAGATGCTGGAGAAATCCACCATGTTATAAATTGTTTTTCAAACTCAAGATCATCCTCTTCTGGACCAAATTCAGTAGCTCCAAATGGTTCCGATAAATCAGCACCAACGTCTAATACAAATTCTTGGTTGTATGGGAAATTTGTAGGGAACTCATCAATAAAATCATCCAAATCAAAATCAGAACCATAATATCTTGTTAACTCAAGTACAAAAAGAGATCCTAATGAACTAGTGAAGTAAGTGTTCCATGCCTGACGAATAGCTGCACGGTTTTCTTCGCTACTAGCCTCTTCTGGAGCTATAGCGTCATATTCATTTGGACCATCAAGTTTACCTGTTCCAGTACCAAACATAGACCTACCAAGTGGTTGATCCCAAGGAATGCTAGCTTCACCACCATCACTTTCAACAACTGCAGAAATATATGAATGGTTATGTGAAGGAGCTGCTACTGTAATAGAATTTAATTTAGTAATTTGAGCTGTAACAAAACTTGCTGGACTAACAGTAAATATTACAGGGGTAGTGAGTGTCTCTAAACCGGTCAATCTTACAGTGCCTAAAGAAAAGAAATCACTATCTAAACTTCCAGTAGCACTAGTTGCTCCCTGAACTTGCTCCAATGGTTGAGAACCACGAGGACCAATTCTATCAAAATACCAATATCCACCTTCTGCACCGGGATCCCTAATACCTTTACTAGATCCTGGTGCAATTGGGACCTGTGCGGAGTTTCCTTTATTGCCATCTACCTGACCAATACCACATAATCTTCTATTTCTATAATCTGGAACTCTAAATTCATTAGTAGACTCTCCATATTCTCCACCAAGAATAGTATATAATTCAAAATAATCATTTTTATTCAACAATCTACCGTCACAAGGAACAAATCCAGGATATCTATCATTAATACCACCATCCAAATCTCCATAACTGCCAACACTTTCTTTGAGGACAGGAAGAACTGTTCCAATTGAATATCCATCAAATTTGTCAGTTTTTCTACTATACCAGATAGCAGCATCAGTTGGTGGGGGTGGAACCGTAGCATATGTTGTAACTTGCCAAATAAACCCATTAGGAGTTCCTGTACCAAGTTGAATTGTTGTTACTTCTGGAGTTGATAATTGATCTGCTGCCTTAATTACAATATAAAACGATGTATTGATAGAAGGATCAAATGTTCTTGGACCTAATATAGGAGTATCAAAATCGATTGAAATCAATGCCGGATATCCAGAGACACTTTCAATCGTAATTGGTCTATTGATTCCAGTTACAGTTATTGGAGAACTAGAAACGAAAGAACCTGGTACTTGATTATTTTTATTTGCAGGATTAATCCAATCAGCGTCAGTGTCTGGTCCAAGATTAGTTCTAACAATCCATGTTGGTATGGTTCTATCGCCAACTTTAATTTGTAATGTTTCAGGAGTGTCATAAAGAGTAGAAGATTGCAAGTAAAGAGTTAATTCATCTCCATTTTCTACTGTAGTTGGGAACACTCCAACAGAATCATCATTCTTCTTAACACGTACTAAACTAGAACTAGTAGAGAGAAGTTCAACAGGAACAGAAATACCAGCAGTAAGTCCACCAATACCACCTACGGGTTTTCTATCAGATGCAATAAAAGTATCAGGTTCTGCATCCGGTATATTTACGAATGAAAATGGATTGGGATTAGTCGATGGATTTTGACCAGTTCTAACACTCCAAGTAGCACCATTAATAGCATCACCAATAGAAAGAGAAGTATCGGTTAATGTAATTGGAAGTGCGGAACTTAAAATTCTTAACTGTAAATAATCACCATTACTGACATCTCCATTACTAGTTGTAAAAGTTGCTCCATTAAGAACTCCAAATCCATTTTCATTTGTTGTAGTATTATTAGCAGATGCAACTGCCCACTCACCACTTCCAGATGTATTAATCGTAGCTGTTGTTGTTAATCCTTGTATTCTAACAATTTCACTGTAAATGTAAGTATTTGTTGGTTGATCTTCTAAATCCGTAAATATTGGGAATGGATTTGGTTCATTAGTAGGAAGTGCTATTGTTAAAATTTGCCATTGTTCACTAGAAGTACCAATGACAAGAGTTAAATTAGCATATTGAGTATAAAATGATGATGATTTTTGTCTAACTTGAATCTTATCGCCATTTGAAACAGTAACAGTACCACTGGAATGAATCCACCCAGTATCCCAACCTGGTGCAGTTTCTTCACGATCAATACGCAGCGAATAATCATCCGTGGTAATTCCAATGTTAGAACCAAGAACAACTGGTGCTTCTGTTCCGGGTGTTAATCCAGTTAAAGGATTATCTGTTATCAAATCAGAAATAAAAATTACATCAGAAACATACATTGTTGATAGTTCCGCTTCACTTATGTTTTGAAACGGAAAAGGATCTGGTGTAAAATCTTCAGGGACAGTAGTGATCAACCAATATTGTGGTAGATCACCAACCATAATTGTTACGGTTGTTTGTTTGTTCCAATCATTTGGAGCGATAAACCTAAACTGTACGTAATCACCTTCAGATACGTAAAGCGGATCATCTGTATATTCGTAAATAGGTGGCATTATGCTTACAGTCTATCCCAGTGTTAGTATTTATTCATTATATTTGACGAAGATCTTTCCAATCATTTTGCTTGTTAATATCAACTTGAATTGGGCTATCTGCCTTGATCTCTACAGGAATGTCAATGTCATCAATAAAGTAAAGATCAGATTCAATAACTGTATCTGGTGTAATATCAGGTGTATATACTGGATCTTGATCTTTTAATTTATCTTCAGTCTCCTCAATATTAAGATTTACCGGTGTTTGATCAATTACAACATTTACCGTTTCCACAATATCTACAGGTCCACCATCTCCTACTACATTAAAAGCAAAACCAACGGAGTAAGGTCCAAAATTATTCCAAGGAACTACAATAGGAATTGTTCCATTTGCTATGGTGTCATTAACAGTTCCACTAGCACCACCATTAATTTCTGCACTGGTTGAGGGAGTTCTGGTAATAATAGTTCCGGTTGTCGAAGATCCATCCAAATAATAATATGTTGGTGTTAACGAAATACTAACATTTGCATATTGTGTTTCATAATCAATTGAAAAATCTACTCCATAATCAGTTTGAGCTGGAACATCAAGACTAGATGTTGGTATTTGATGGACTGTAATTGTAATACAAGTCTCTGGAGAAACGCCACCAGGACCGCTAGCAACACCACAATATGTGGTAGTATCATCAGGACATGCTTCTTCATTACTTTCAATATTTGTATTTGTTAATGATCCTTTGGTCCAAGCAATAGAAGTTCCATCTCCATTAACAATCCAGTCAATGTAAGTACACTGTCCAGCAATGATAGGATTACTAGTTGCTCCTAAAGTAATAGTGGGAGGAATTAAAACTGTAATAGTAATTTCTCTTGTAGTTGTTCCAGCTGGACCAGTAGCAGTTAAAAGATAATCTGTAGTGGTTGTAGGACTGACAACTTTTGTATCTACAAAATCACTAAAAGAAGGAGTAATATTCAACACTCCTGGTGTAATAGATAAAGTAGAAACATCACCAAACACAATCCAACTCAATGTAACACTGTCACCAGAAATAATTTTAATATTAGTTGTATTACCAAGTGCATCAGTTGCAGTAAAGTTAGCACTAGGAGGAAGATACACAATATGCCCATCAATATATCTTTCACCAGTATCACTTAGAGTCAATACAATCTCAATACCAGCAGAAGCACATCTTGCAAGAAAATAATTATATGATGCTCGCACTGTGTCGAGATCCATAGAACCCGAAATATCAATCCAGATAGAAACAATCGTTCCATATGGTAAAGAACCAAAATTACAAATAGTGAACCAATCAGATCTATTGCCAACATTTCCTTCATCGCGATTAACTCTAATAGGTCCAAATGCGTTAGCATCACCCGGAAAATCTGAAGGGATATCAATACCACTAGTATTACCTGGATCTAAAAGATAAAATGTTCTATATGGAAATGCTCTTCTAAATCCTCTGCGATTAGTTGAAGATCCACCAATAACTGGTGGATTTTGATTCCAAACAGCATTCAATAATCCCAAATTATTGTATGCACTACCGCCAGTTTCATCAATGACAGATACACATGTAATAAGTTTTGCTGCTTGTATTGCTGTTATACTATCTGTTTTCACAATCAGAGGTGCTTCATCTGGTATAGAATTTGGTCTAATATGATATACCCCTGGTTCTGACGGCATCTCTGGCGGCATCGAATTTCCACCTAAAGAATTTCCTTGAACTGCTGGTGGTGTGCCAATTTGCCTTATTTTTTTCCAGTCATCATTTTTATCAACATCAACTAAAATAGGATTATTTGCTTTAATTTCTACTTTAATGTCAATATCATCGATGTAATACATCTCAGACAAAATCTCTGTTTCTGGAGTGTAGACTGGATCTTGGTCTTTTAATTTCTCATCAGTCTCTATAATATCAAGGTTGTCTGGTGTTTTATCAACGTTAATAGGTATAGTGAAAATTTGAGTTTCAGATCCACCATTACCACTAGCAATTATAGTATAAGTTACACTAAGTGGACCCCTATCATTATATACAATAGTTGTATCATAGTCTCCACTATAAGAAGAATTTGGACCAAATTCTGCTGAACTTGCTGTATTTAAGTTTACAATATCGTCAGTAATATCTGGGACATAATCATAATTGTAAGTAGCAGACAATGTTACTGACGTATTTGCATAATCTCCCTCATATTCAATTATTCCTTGCACACCATAATCAAGTGAAGCAGGATAACTCAATATTAAAGTTGGTGGATAATATACAATTAATGTGACAGATGCAACTGGCGAAGTTCCACCAAGACCAGTAACGTATCCAGAATATGTTGTAGTAACAGATGGACTTACAGTTTCATTACTTTCTAAATTTGTATTTGCAATTCCACCAGCAGTCCAATATAATGTATCACCATCTCCAGTAATTCGCCAATCAATAATTGCAGTATTATTAAGAATAATACTTACAGGACTCACATCAATAATGAGTACAGGTGGAATATAAACTACAATATTTCCAGTACCAGCACTATCCGTTAATCCACCAGGACCAATGACTGTTAATATGTATTCTAAATCATCCTGAGGATAAACTGTAACATTTCCATTAGGAACAGCAATTGCACCGACTCCTTCGTCAATACTTCCCGCAAGAGAAAACAATGATGTCCACTCTAGTAAGACAGGTGCTCCACGAATAATAGTACTAGGAGTAGCAGTAAAACTAGTAATATCTGGGGGTCCTATATCATATCTTACCCTAGCAAATCCATCACCAAAATTAGCGGTTCCTGTATTATAATTAAAACTACAATAACTATTATTGTAACTTGATCCGCCACCTGTTCCGCCAACACCACCTCTATTATTA